ACGACCTCAACCGCGCCATCAAGGAACTGGCGGCGGACCTGCGCCGCAAGGTGGTCCGCGCCGCTTTGCGCGATGCCGCCAAGCCCATCCAGCGCGCCGCCGTGGCCAATGCGCCGGTCCTGAAGCAGCCCCACCCTTACCGCCTGCCCGGCACGTTGCGCAAAAGCATCCAGATCAAGTCCTCCAAGGTCTTCAACGGCCAGAACGGCGAGATCGGCGTCTTCGTCTCCGTGAGCAAGCGCAAGGGCCTGGGCGGCAAAGCCAGCGCCCGCAACCCGTTCGACCCGTTCTACTGGCGGTTCCTGGAGTTCGTCACGCAAGGCAAGCCCCGCCAGCCTTTCATGGGCCCGGCCTTCAACGCCAACACCGGGCGCGCCATCGAGATCTTCAAGGCCAGACTCAAAACGCGGATCGATAAGGCCAACGCCCGCAAATGACCCGGCCTGCCGTCCCAAACCCACCCGCTTCGGCGGGTTTTTTTATGCCTGAGCCATGAGCGCGGAAACCCAACTCTATGCCCTGCTGAGCGGCAATGCCGGCGTCACCGCCCTGGTTGGCACGCGCATCTACCCCGATTTGATCCCGGAAGAAAAGGATCCGCCCTATATCGGCTATGAGCGCGTCGCCACTGCCCCCATCGCCACCATTCACGGCAGCGTGCCGGGCACCGAAGTGGGCATGGCCGTGGCTTGCTGGGCTGAAACCCGGGTCCAGGCCGAAGAAGTCGCGGATGCGGTTGAGGCCGCCATGCGCGCGGCCGGCCACGTCTATCGCGGCAGGGGCGCCGAAATCGACGCCGCCACCGGCCGTCTGGCGGCCACCCTGGACTACGAACTGTTGATCACCTGACACGGCCAGCCGGCCATCCACCCACCCCGCTTCGGCGGGGTTTTTTTTTGAAAGGAACACACCATGGCAACCCCCCGCAAATGGAGCAACGTGGCCGTGGCCATGCAGTCCGCGCTGGCCGCCGCAAAAACCATTTCCGGCATCACCAAGGCCGCCCCCGGCGTGGTGAGCAGCACGGCTCACGGCTACGCCAACGGCGATTTTATCTATTTGGAAATCCAGGGCATGTATCAGCTCAACGGCCGCGTGTTCCGGGTCTGCAACCAGGCCACCGACAGTTTCCAACTGGAGGATGTGAGCGGCGGAACCGGCATCGATACCAGCGCCTACGATACCTTCAGCAGCGGCACGGCCAAGAAGATCACCTTCGGCACCACGATCTCGTCGGCCACGACTCTGAACAGCAACGACGGCGGTTTCGATTTCATCGACACCACCACCATCCACGGCAACGCCCGCAGCCAGATCCCCGGTCTGCCCAGCGCGAGTTCCTACGACATGGATCACATCTGGGATCCGACCGACACGGGACAGGCGGCCATGAAATCGGCCAGCGAGGCCCAGGCCGTGCGGGCGTTCAAGTTCACCTTCGGCACCAGCACCATCATGGTTTTCGCCGGCTACGTCGGCTTCAACAACGCCCCGGGCGGGCAGGCACAGGGGCTGATCACTTGCAAGTCCGTGATCACCTCCAACGGTTTCCCCACCTACTACAGCGCTTAAGCCATGGACGCCGAAACGCTGATCGCCAAAATGCGCCGGGCCCGCGAGATCCAGGCCGACGCCCTCGGGCACCGCTTCACCCTGCGCATTCCAACCGACGGTGAATTGCAGGACTTCGCCGAAACGCTGGGCGGTAGGCGTCTCAGCTACCGCCGCATCGTCGGCCGGTTCACGGTGGGTTGGGATCTGACCGCACTGGACTTGGTGCCGGGCGGCGATCCCAGCCCGGTGGAGTTCGACGGCGACCTGTTCCGCGAATGGCTGGGCGATCACACGGACGCGGTGGAGCCGCTGTTCAAACAACTGACCGAAGCCATGGATCGACGCCGCGCCAGTCTGGAGGACGCGGAAAAAAACTGATTGCCTGGCTGGAGGCCAGCCAACTGCCTGAAAGCCTCCGGCCAGATCAATCCGACGACATACGGCTCGCCGTACGGGCCTGGAATCTCATGGATGCCAGCCTGGACTGGGCAGCGCTGCCGCTCATTACCGAAATGCTCGGCATCGCCGATCCGGAAAAACTCGTGCGCCAACTCGCCGCCATTCGAGAGCGCCAGCGCCAGAAGGAGTAGACATGGCCTTCGCCAGTCTCACCATCGACCTCAATGCCCGCCTTGCCAACATCGAGCGCGACCTGGGCAAGATGGCTCACCAGGCGGAAAAGGAAAGCCAGCGCATGCAGGCGGCGTTCGCCAAGGCTGGCGCGGCCGCCACCGCCATGGTTGGCGCCCTGGGCGTCGGCGCCTGGGCGGCCTGGATCAATTCCAGCATCGACGCCGCCGACAACCTGAACGACCTGTCGAAGAAAACCGGCATTGCCGTGGAAAACCTAGCCGGCCTCCAGCTCGTGGTGGACAAATCCGGCACCACCATGGAGATGCTGGGCGGCGGCGTCGCCAAGCTCAACAAGACCCTGGGCGAGGCCGCCGCCGGCAGCAAATCCGCCCAGACCGTCCTGCGCGATCTGGGCATCACCGCCACCGACCCCATGGAGGCGTTCTACCAGCTCGCCGACGCCTTCGGCCGCTTCAAGACCGAGGGCGACAAGGCCAACGCCATGAGCCAGATCATCGGCAAGACATGGGGCGAGCTGGCCCCCGCATTGGCAGAAGGCGGCGATGGTTTGCGCGCCATCGTGGAGGAGGGCAAGCGGCTCAACCCCATTACCCAGCAGATGGCGGAGCAGGCCGACAAGTTCAATGATGCGTTGAGTCGCATGAAAGCCCAGGCTACCGGCGTGGGTACAACCCTGGCCAATCAGTTGCTTCCCTCCCTGAACGCGGTGTTGGAAAAACTCAATCAGGGTGCGGCTTTGTCCGGCCAATTCGGTTTTTTCAATTTGCTGGCCAAAGGCATCAATCCAAACGGCACCATCGGCCGCGAGCTGGCCACGGTGCGCAAGGAAATTGCGCAAGCGGAACGCGAGGTGGCCAATCTCACGCCGGGCACGGCTTTTTCCGATAGCGCTAAAGCCAAACTGGACGAACTGAAGCGGATCAAAACCGCACTGGAGGAAATCCAGCAGGCTGAAGCGCTGGCGCTCAATGACAAATTTGGCACCGGAAATTACAAGCAGCCCACCCCGCCAGACCGCCCAAAGATCAGCCTGACGCCAGACGGAAAAACCGCAAAGCCAAAGGAAAACCCGCTTACCACAAAAAGTAAGGCCGACGCGCTGCGCGATTACCAGCTTTTTGATTTGCCCGCCTTCGAGGCGGAACTAAACGCATTCGACGCCCTGGTGCGGGAGTCTGTGGAAGCCGCCAATGAGCAGTTCCGGATGATCGACGGCCCGGCGTTCGACGCGGAAGGCGAAGCTGAGCAGCGGCTGCGCGCCCTGCGCGAGCAATATATCGACCTCATCGACCCGGTCGAAAAGTACCGGCGGCAACTGGACGAGATCGCCCAACTCCAGGAAGCGGGGCTGCTCACCAAGGAGCAGGCCACCGAAGCCACCTATGCGATCAACGAGCAGATCGACGGACTGGGCAAGGTGAATGAAACCCTGCGCGAGCAGAAGTCCATCGCCGATGAACTGGGCCTCACCTTCTCGTCGGCGTTCGAGGACGCGGTCATCGGCGGCAAAAGCTTCAGCGAGGTGCTGAAGGGCATCGAGAAGGACATCGCCCGGATCATCATCCGCAAGAGCGTAACCGAACCCCTGGGCAATGCCATATCCGGCATTTTCAGCGGCATCAACTGGGGCAGCATTTTCAACTTCGGCGGCGGCAAGGCCAGCGGCGGCGCCGTCTATCCAGGCCAGTACTACGTGGTCGGCGAGAAAGGCCCCGAGGTGCTGCTACCCAACACTGCCGGCACGGTGGTGCCGAACAATGCGCTGGGCGGTGGCGGCGTCACCATCGTGCAAAACATCTCGGTGGATTCCCGCTCCGACCGCGCCTCCATCCTGGCCGCCATGAGCCAGGCCAAGGACATGGCCAAGGCCGAGATCCTCAACTCCATGCAGCGCGGCGGCACCTACGCCCGCGCCACCGGGCGGGCCTGACATGACCACGTTGACATTCCCCACCCTGGGCCGCGAGGGGCCGTCCACGTTCCTGTGGCGGAAACTCTCCAACACCCAGACCTTCGAATCTCCCCTTACCCGGGGCGTGCAAACCCTGGCCTTGCCGGGCGCCCGCTGGGCCTGCACCGCCACCTGGGCCAGCCTGCAAAGCGAAGACCGCGCCAAGCTGCTGGCGTTCCTGGCCAGCCTGCGGGGCACGGCGGGGCGCTTCTACCTGAGCCACCTGGGCCTGCGCGCCCCGCGCGGCACCGCCCTGGGAACGCCCCTGGTGGCCGGCGCCAGCCAGACCGGCGCCACCCTGGCCACCGACGGCTGGACGCCGGGCGCCACCCTGCTGGCGGGCGATTTCATCGGCTTCAACGGCGGCGCAGAACTGCGCCTGATCATCGCGGACGCCACGGCGGACGGTTCCGGCGCCATGAGCCTGAGCCTGGACGAGCCCATCAGGACATCGCCCGCCGACAACAGCGCCATCGTCACCACGTCGCCCACCTGCATCATGCGCCTGGCGTCGGACGAAATCGCCGCCGACTACCAGGCCGGGCGGATTTCCAGCTTCACCCTGGAAGCCGTGGAGACCTTCGCATGAGCCGCGCCTTGACCACCGCCGTCTCCACCGCCCTGGCGGCGGAGATCGTGCCCTGCCTGCTGCTGGTGGAACTGGACTGGCCCTCCGGCGCGGTGCGGGTGAACAACTCCGCCGTCACGTTCGCCTGGAACGGCCACGACTGGCTGGGCCTGGCCGAACTGGGCAGCGTGGACGCCATCAGCGAGAACGCCGACATGGAGATGAGCGGCGTGCGCCTCACCCTCACCGGCATCCCGTCCGCCATGATTTCGCGCGTGCTGGGCGAGCATTACCAGGGCCGGGACTGCAACATCTGGATGGCGCCCCTCGACGAGAACTATGCCGTCCTGGCCGATCCGGTGCTGGTCTTCCCCGGGCGCATCGACACCGCCGTCATCACCCTGGGCGAATCCGCCAGCATCCAGCTCACCGCCGAAAACAAGATGGCCGACTGGGAGCGCGCCCGGGTGCGCCGCTACACCCACGAGGACCAGATCGCCGAATACCTCGCCGACAAGGGCCTGGAGTTCGTGCCCCAGATGGTGGAAAAGGTGCTGGTATGGGGGCGCTCATGATCCGCCGCGAGGACTGGCCCGAGGCCCTGCACGCCCTGGTGGACCTACGCGCCGCCATGCCCTTCGCCTGGGGCTATCAGGACTGCTGCGCCTTCGCCGCCGCCGCCGTGGAAGCCATGACCGGCATCGACCCCATGGCCGACCTGCGCGGCTACCACAGCCGCGAGACCGCCGAGGCCATCCTGGCGGAGCAGGGCGGGCTGGAAGCCGCCGTCACCGCCCGCCTGGGCGAGCCGGTGGGCACGGCCCAGGCCCGCCGGGGCGACGTGGTGCTGGTGGACGTGGCCAACGTGTCGGCCCTGGGCATCTGCCTGGGGGATTTTGCCGCCGCGCCCGGGCCCCGTGGCCTGGAATGGGTAAACCGCGCATTTTGGCGGGCCGCCTGGAGGGTGGGCTAATGCCTCAGATCATCGTCGCCGCCGCCGCCAGCGCCGCCGGTGGCGCCGTGGCCGGCGCCCTGGGCCTGACCATCGGCTCCATCGCCTATGGCGTGGTCTCCGGACTCACCGCCGCCGTGGTGGGCACCGCACTGGGGTCCGCCCTGGGCCTCAACAAGCCGCCCAAGGCCAACAAGTTCACCGCCGCCGCCCAGGACCGGCAGCAGATGATCCGCTCCGCCGTGGCCACCCGCCAGGTGGTCTACGGCCTGGCGATGATGTCCGGCCCCATCGTCTTCGCCGCCAGCACGGGCTCGGAAAACCAGTATTTGCATGTGGTCGTCCCCCTGGCCCACGGCGAAAGCCAGGAGATCGTCAGCGTCCAGTTCGGCGACGATACCGTGGGCACCCTGGATGGCGCCGGCAATGTCACCTCGGGCCGCTTCTCCGGCAAGATGCGCATCAAGAAGCACCTGGGCGCCAGCAGCCAGACCGCCGACTCCGATCTGGTGGCCGAGGTGGCGGAATGGACCACCGACCACCGGCTCCAGGGCATCACCTACCTCTACGTCCGGCTTCAGTACGACACCAGCGTCTACCCCTACGGCCTGGAAAACATCAAGGCCAAGGTCAAGGGCCGGAAGGTCTACGACCCCCGCAGCCTGACCACCGCCTGGACCGACAACTGGGCGCTCTGCCTGGCCGACTACCTCATGGCCGACTACGGCCTGCGGGCCACCAGCGCCGAGGTGGACATGACCGGCCATCTCATCACCCAGGCCAACCTGTGCGACGAAAGCGTCAGCATTCCCGGCGGCGGCACCCAGGCGCGCTACACCTGCAACGGCGCGGTGGACCTGGGCAACACCCTCGCGGACAACCTGCGGGGCCTGCTCACCGGCGCGGTGGGAAATCTGGTCTACACCCAGGGCCAGTATCGCCTCTACGCGGCGGCCTACGACACGCCCACCATCACCCTGGACGAAGACGATCTGCGCGGCGACATGAGCCTCCAGGCCCGGCCGTCTCGCCAATCCCTGTTCAACGGCGTGCGCGGCACCTTCGTGAGCCCGGACAACTTCTGGCAGCCCAGCGACTTCCCCCAGGTGACGAACGCCACCTACGAAAGCCAGGACGGCGGCGAGCAACTGCTGAAGGACATCGAGCTGCCCTACACCATCGACGGCTTTGCCGCCCAGCGGATGGCCAAGATCATCCTGGAGCGTGGACGCCAGGGCATCACCGCGACCCTGCCGTGCAAGCTCACCGCCTTCCGCCTTGCCGCCTGGGACAATTTCAGTCTGACCATCGACCACCTGGGCTGGTCCGCCAAGACATTCCGCGTTACCCGCTGGGTAATGCAGCCCACCGGCGGCGTGGACCTGGAAATCCAGGAGGAGGCCAGCGCCAGCTATTCCTGGAGTTCCAGCGACGCCACCGTGGTGGACGCCGCGCCGGATACCACGTTGCCGAGTCTGCTCAACCTGGCCGCGCCCACCAGTTTGTCCGCCGCCAGCGGCGCCACCCACCAGCTCGTCCAAGCCGACGGCTTGACCCTGTGCAGAATCTACGCCACCTGGACCGCCGCAGCGGACGCCCGGGTGGTGAGCTACGAACTACAGCACAAGCTCACCACGGACAGTGTCTACCAGTCCGCCGTCGTGCCTTCGGCCGTGGTCACCGCTTACCTCGCCCCGGTGAAGAGCGGCAGCAGCTACCACGTGCGGGTGCGAAGCCTCACCGCTGGCGGTGTGCCCAGCGCCTGGGCCGGACCCGTCACCATCGCCGCCAGCAGCGATGCCAGCACGGTGAGCGCGAGCG